ATGGCCCGTGGTATTGAAGGTGGGACAGTCAACCCTGAGTACGAACGCCTAAAGAATGAACTAGCTGGACTTAAGGCAGGACAGGAATACGAAACAATGAGCAGCTCTGAGCGTAAGGCTGCTATTGAAGCTTCTGCTAATAGTCTATTCCCCAGCAAGAAGCGTTCGAGTGGTCTGCGAGGTCGCAAAGGCGGTGGGTCGTCGGCTTACGATAGGGAGCAAGCCAAGAAAAGAGCTGAGTACATTGCTGCCGCTGGAGATCCAGGTAAGGATAGTGCAGTACGTATTGCACAGATCGAGACACAGATGCAAGGTATGTCTCCTACCCTTGGGGGTACTCCTGGATTGTTTGAACTCCTTGAAGAGCAGTCAACCCGTGCAGGCAAGTTGCAACGTGAGCAGTTGCAGTTGCAGCGTGAGTCAGATGTAGGCGCACTACAGGAGTTCGCTCCTCAAGTAGTAGAGGCCTACCGTGAAGCTGACCCCTACAGCACAGGACTAGCCGAGCAGCAGACTGCTATGGCTGAGGATCTTTATCAGCGTTCTCAGGGTCTTAACCCAGAGCAACAACGTCTAGTAGATCAGCAGGCACTAGGAATGGCACAACGTCAGGGCCGTGTAACGGACCAGAGTGCAGTTGCTGGGCAACTACTTGGACGTGAGCAGTACCTATCTGGCCTTCGTGGTCAAGCAGCAGGTATGGGACAACAGGCTTTCGGTATGAACCGTCAGCTTGCTGGTGACGTAGGTATGACTATCTTAGGTCGCCCTTCTTCATCTATTAACCTTGGCGGTCAAATGCTAGGACAGGCACAGCAGGGCGCAGCAGGACCTATGGGACCTCAGTTGTTCGATCCTAATGTAGGGTTGAATATGGCTATGCAACAGCGTGGTCAGGACGTTACCTTTGCGGGAATGCAGGCTCAGGCTAATGCAGCAGGGCAAGCTGGCACTATGGGTGCTATTGGTGGAATTGCTCAAGGAATTGGAACCTACGCCGCCTGCTGGGTAGCCCGTGAGGTCTACGGAATTGAAAGCGGCAAGTGGATGCAGTTCCGTGAATGGATGCTTAATGATTCCCCAAGCTGGTTCCGTAAGCTGTACTTAAAGTACGGCGAACGCTTCGCTAAGTTCATCTCCAATAAACCTCGTATCAAATCAATCATCCGCAACTGGATGAATACAAAGATTAAATAGTTATGGCATTTCAAGCAGGTACACCAGTAGATCCCCGTCTAATGCAGGCGGATTACAGCGGATTCACTAATGCAGCGCAGATACGAGCTGACTCCTTTAGGGAGTTAGGGAAAAATATCAGCGGCGCAATCAGTGACTACACGGACATCAAGAAAGAGGACAAGGCTCTTGCCCAAAAGGTCAAGAGTTCATTAGCTCTGACTGATTCCTTGATGGAGAACCTAGACCCAGAGCAAGCGGATCAACTAGCTCGATTCGCCACTGAGTCCGGTGTCAATGACCCAAGGCTCTCTATGCGTGAACGAGCGCAAGCTGCTGAAACATTTGGAGCATCATTGAGTGCTATAATGAAGAGCATCCAAGGTGATGAGATTACATTTGAACAGGGTCCAGGTGGTCTAACAGTTGTGAGACAGGGACCAGAAGCAATAAAGGTTGTCCCGCCCGATCCTACGGCATCATTTTTAAGCTCAATGGGCGGTAGTGAAACCCCAGAACAGAGAGCCGAAAGAGAAAGACTTATAGCCGAGCGAGCAGCATTACAAGCAAACCGATAATCCATTATGGCACTAACCCCAGAAGAGGCAGCCCGACTAGAATACCTTGAGGCAAACTTTGATGAGAGTGGTAACCCACTCCAGGTTGATGAACCCCTTATAGGCGAGGAAGCTCAAGACGAAAATAGCGCAGCCGAGCTAGCTGCTGCCTATGCTGCTGAAATCGCCATAGGTGAAGGTGGTCGCCTAGCTGGTGCTACTGCTGGAACTGCTTTCGGAGGTGTAGGTGCTGTACCTGGTGCGATACTTGGTGGACTAGGGGCGGGAGCCGCTGGCTCCATTGCTCGCCAAAGAATGCTAGATCCCGAAGGTGATCTAAACTACGGGGACATAGTTGCTTCCGCAATTATTAACATTGTTCCCGGTGGCAAGGCACTGAAAGTATTCAAGAGCAAGGGTGCTAATCAGGCACTATCCCAAGGACTGATGGGTTCCGCTATAATGCCAGCGGCTGCCGCAATCGAAACCTCAATAACGGAGAATAGATTACCAACAGTTGAAGAACTGGGTGGATCCGCATTGCAGGGTGGAACGATGGGAGCAGGGCTAGGTCTAGCTGGTAGCGCACTTGGCAAGGCTTACAATAAGTATGCTGGTATTGACAGGAATGAACTGAGCGCACTGTACAAGAGCGGGGATCCCGATGCGAAGATACTGGTGGACGGGGTAATGAGAAATGCCCGTGAGTTCAATGATGAAGTCAAGGAGGGGTACAAGGGGCTAAGGCTCTCCATTAAGGAGTCCACTATGGACTCAAAGGCTCGATTCCAAGAGTTGCAGGATCAGTCCGGCGGTGGGCAATACAAGAGCAAGGATGGAAAGCTCAAGGTCGAGTCAGAAGCCGAGGACTTCAATCTATACAGTAGACTTGCTGAACCAAAGATACAAATGCGCAACAACGAGATAGCGGACATCGTTGATCTCGACAGCAAGTGGATCGTGGCTAAGGCTGAGGATATGGGTGTTCCCGCAGCGGAGCTGTCGCAGTCCGTCAATAAGTACCTGTATTCCAAACACGCCGTTGCCTTCAATAAGTCAAAAGCAAAAGGGTTCAAGGGCGAGGGTTCACCCGCTGGTATCAGTACTGAGGATGCACAAGCATACATAAAGAATTTTGAAAAGACCAAGCTCAATGTAGAGCTTGAGAACATTATCAACAGCCGTAAGGATTTATCCAACCAGATCCTTGATACGCTGGTGGATGGTGGAATAGTTAGCAAGGCTCAGGCAAAGGAGTGGAGGAAGATATTCCCAGATTACGTTCCATTAAATCGAGTAATGGAGGACGGTGCTAGTTTTAAGCCTGGTCAATACACTGCCATAGGATCCGACCGAAGTGTTGCTGATATTGGTGACAATATTATTGGTAACTTATCCACCGCTATTAGAGCGGCGGAAACCAACAAGGCTAACCAAGCGTTCTTGCGACTGGTTCAATCAGATGCTAACAAGAAGTACGCTGGTGAGATACTTACAACCTACAAGCCGAAGAAAGGGGCAAAGACCCCTGAAGGTATCGACAAGGATTCCGTTGTAAACGTATTCGTGGATGGTGAGAATACAGCAATTGCATTCAAGGACAAGAGGCTAGCCCAAGCAATGCGTGGTCAGAATAGGGATGTAGTCAGTGGAATAGCCAAGCTTGCACTGGGTTACAATCGACTCATTGGTCAGATGTACACTCGGTTCAATCCAGAGTTCGTCATTCCCAATCTCTTCCGGGATAGGTCTGAAGCTATTGTTAATGCTACAGCCAAGATGGGGCTGGGCGAATCATCCAAGCTGCTTAATCCCTTGGGGGATATGGCAGTTGTTCGTCGCAACATATTCAGTGATGGTAAGGTATCCGCAGATCCAGAGGTAGCTAAGGTTGATGCAATCTACAAGCAGTTCACTGAGGACGGTGGTAGTACTGGGAACCTAAGTTCATCCACCATTGCCAACATTGAGGACGGCATCAAGGGGTTGCAGAAGCGACTGGATCAGCCAACTACATCCAAGCTACGCGAGTGGACAAAGTTGTGGGACAATGTTAATGCAGTAGTCGAGGACTCTACTCGATTCGGCGTTTACCGCCGTGGTCTTGACGCTGGTATGAGCCGAAAGGAAGCTGCCCTAGCAGCTAGGGACAGTTCGTTCGATCCACTAATGAAGGGTTCCAAGGGTGGAGCAATTCAAGCAGCCTACTTATTCGCTAACCCTGCGATCCAAGGCTCACGTAATTTCATCCGTAGTATGAAGAACCCAAAGGTTGCCGCTGGAGTAATGGCATCCTTGGCAGCAACTTCTCTTACACTGGATCTTTACAATCAGGGTATTGATCCCGAGTGGAAGGAAAAGATGAAGGCTGCTAACGGCAGCTCCTATAAGACCGACAAGAGTTTCACCTTCGTCACAGGTAAGAACGAGGATGGCTCCCTAAATACTTTCTCAATCCCAATCGGTTACTCCATTGCTCCATTCAAGAAGGTAGCGGACTATACCCAGCAGCAAGTAATCCAGAGGGGCATAATGGGAATTGAGCCATCTCAAGCCGAGATGGATAAAACCCTTGGGCAGGATGTAGCCGAGCTTGGTAATGCATTCATTGGATCATACAACCCAATGGGTGGATCATTGGTTCCAACTATTATGAGACCCTGGACGGAACTCGTCCAGAATAAGGATGGACTCGGACGTGACATTCGACCCAATTGGTTAGAGACAAAAAACATTAGTGAAGTCGAGAAGATGTTTCCTTGGACAATGGAGACACGTGGGGGAGAGATGGCTATCTCTTTCGCTGAGCAACTACAGTCATTAGGGTACGAGGTTTCGCCCGAGAACTTACAGTACTTGTACCAAACTTGGGTTGGCGGTCCGGGTCAAACAACTGGAAGGCTCTTCCAAGTTGCATCCGACATTGTCAATGGTAAGCCCATTGCTAGGAACAATCGCCCAGTTCTTCGACGATTCTTCGGTGAGTCCTCCTCTGAAACATTTGCAGCCCGAGGCTACGATGCTGAGACAATTGAAAACCTTGAGAAGGAGTTCGGTACAGACCAACAGAAGGGAACCCGATTGGCTCGCAGTACGTTTACTGAGATGCAATCAAAGGATTCCAATGCTGAACGTATGCTCGTCCTACAGAACTCACTCAATGAGAACCCAGCCCTTGCTAAGCAAATCCTTAAGTCAGTCATAAAGAGGACAGAGAACAAGGCAGCCGGAGTTACATCCTTTGACAGTCGGGTGAAGGGACTTCCTGTTGCGGCTAGAGCGAAGTACTTCATCGAGAAGATGGACACGATGCCACCTGAACAACTTGGTCAGTACCTAAATCTACAGCAGCAACGTGGTGTACTCACTAAGTCCGTAGTTCAAATGATGCAGCAGTCCCAAGCGTTTAGGGATAAGTTCCAACAGCGGTAAAAGTGGCGAAGTCAAGGTCGGATCACAAGGGTGACCTATTAATTACAGTGTAACTATAGTGGCATCGGACTCGCTTACGTAGCCAACATCTTTCTTCACCCAACGGTTGTTGCTGAAGTCAGTAGTCTGGGGCATATTCTTTTGCGTCCACTTGAAGTCGTACTCATCCAGTAGCATCTTGGATATGTTCCATACGTATGCTGTACCCTCGTACTCAGTTACGTAGAGTACCTCCTTGCCTGTGTCGCCTGTGGCTAACACATTGGAGTCAACCTTGTGCTTCTCGATCAGCCAAGGGTCGTATCTCTTGCGTCTGGACTTAACCTCAATGAGGTATTTCTCGCTCTTAAAGTCGAACGTACTGAACTGGTCAGTGGCTTCTATTGGGCAACCCATATGCGGGTATCGTAGTGAAAGCTTCTCTATAATTTTACTTGCCTTCATAGTTGTACCTAAAAATTAGGTAAGCTAGGTGGTTGAAATGGAATGAACAATCCAACGGACATCTTAATAGTCCGACTACCTAACTTACTATTTAATAAAATCGTCCGATTGTATTTCGGAACTTGAATATTCCCTTCACGTCTCGGTCTCCCTCTCGGTTCTTCGCTACGTTATATTGCATTGCAACATAGGGTCCGTGGTTGTCAACCATTCTTGATGAATCTACGTCACCTTCTTTTGGCCACATAAGTAGAACCACATCGGCATCATTCTCGATGTCCCCAGAATCCTTTAGATCGTGTAGCTTCAGACCACCATCACGCTTGGCTCCCTCACGCCCGACTTGGCATAGGAGTAAGACGGGGATATTCAGTTCAAGTGCGAGCTGCTTAATCTTGTGGGAAACGTCAGCGATGGCATCATTCTTTGACATACGTCCATTGCCGAATGGCATAAGCTGTAGGTAGTCAATGATCAGCATCTTGATGTTGTCCGTACGTACCAGCGTACGTACTTGGGATGCCATATCTTGTACACTCTTAACGCTGTGGATACTCTTGATGCTTAAGCCACCGATGGTGTCCAGTGCATCATTAACGCTAGCCATCTGCTTCTTACTGACTACACGATCCCTAATGAGGTTTACATTCACCTGGGATAGGCACTGTACTAGTCGCTGTGTTACCTGCTTCTGGGGCATCTCAAGTGAGACAATAGCTGAGCTGACACCTGCATTCATAGCAGCACGTAGTGCTATGTTGAGGGCAAGCTGTGACTTACCACAGGAAGTAGGGGCAGCAATAACCATCACCTCACCCGGAGCCACGCCACCATTGCCGAGCTTCTCATCCAAGTGGGGGATCTCGGTCTTAACTACTTCACTGATGTACTCACCTGTCAGCATCTTATCGTAGTCATCACGAAGTATGTCAACGGACGTACGTAGGTCAGTGGTCGTACGATCTTGATCATCGATGGAGATCATATCGCACTCAAGCCCTGCCCGAATACTGTCGGAGTCTTTGATCTCAGCACGTGCCTCCTCTTCGGATGTGCGACACTTGCGTATGATCATACGAAGCTGAGCCTTTTCCTTCACGATCTTCGCAAAGTATTTGATGGACATCGGGTTGTCTACTCGACTCATCACCGCCATCATTCCGGCTATGCCGCCAATAGCGTCAAGGGAGGAGGACTTTTTAAGTTCCTCCATAAGGGACACCTCATTGATGTCCTCCCCTCGTCCTGCTATGTTGGCAACGCTATTGTAGAGGACTTCATTCCTCTGAAAGTAAAAGTCACTTGGCTCAACCAAGTGAGATATTGTATCGTATCCATTAGCCTTATCGGCTAGGCAGCAGCTTGCGATCAAGCCCTCCTCTGCATTTAAATTGTGTGGCTCATTTAATTCTTCGTTCATTTAATTCCTTTTTTCGTTTAGGATTTACAAAAAAAAAGGGGGACGAAGGTAACCATAAAACCCTCGCCCCCCAATTATTATTATGAGTTGTCTACTATTCAGAACGCTCCAGCATACCTATTGCAACCAGTGAGTAACCGATTAGGTCTCTGAAGATGTCCTTCGCCTGATCACCATCGGTATTAACCTCAAGTGAACCAGCCGCACAGAAAGCTTTCGCTCTCTGGAATTTGTCCTGCATCCTTACACAGATCCCTGTGAGGGGATCAACGTTGAACTCTACGCTGGCATCGAAGTTTGCAAAGGGGTTATTGCAACCGTCTCCGCCAGTGTAATCCGAGTTCTTACGTCCAGTTAATTCTAAAATATACTGGACTTCTTCGTGACGGAATTTATCCCACCACTCCTTGTCGTATTTGGGGTTAGCCAACATTAGAACGGCAATGATTCATCACTGGTCGTAACGACTGGCGATGGTTCCTTTGCAATTGGCTTATCAACGGCGAGGGACAAATACTTTCCACCGTTCTTGTCAGTCTTTGACCAGGCGGACAGGTAATAATCTTTACCGTCTACGTTGATCTTACCCTTAAGGTTAGGGTGCTTCTCTGTCTTTTGCTCGGATGGCCATAGGCCACCAGTATTAGTGTTGTCGTATTGTGTCATATTAGATAAGCCCTTCAAGGGCATTTACTGTTTCGTTTTGTTGTGGCTTGGATGTCTTATCCTTACCGTGAGTGTTAGTTGAATCCGCATCCTTGGTATCGTCAATAGCAAACAATCCATTCAGTGCATATTTTCTAGCATAGGAGGAAGCACTGCCCGTAATCTGGGCATCGTCCATCCCCTTCTTTGTCTCTGCTTCACGAGCGAATCCATTGGATCCAATTTGCGCACCGTAGGCATCGATGACGGATGCACTTGCCTTAACGTACACACGTCCAGCAATCTCTACGATATCATCAGCGATGATCAGTGCTAGACCATTGGATGCAAGCAGGGGCTTGAGTGCCTCAAGGATGTCCTCCGCTGACCGGTAATTGTAGTTACCGAATTTATTCTTCTGCCCCTTGGGAGCCTTGAGCTGGGACTGCACTGATTGCAGTCGTTCAACTAGAGTGGTGGTGTCATTTGGTTCAGTCATTTTTTATTATTGTTTTGTATAAGGAGGTTCTCTCCTTTGAGTTAGGTAAGTTCCTGATGGTGTCGATGTCGCACCCAAGGGATACGAGCAGTAATTCCTGCTCGCCTTTTTGAAGGCGGTCAAATCTTTTGTAGAGTTGACGGTATCCAGTGGGGTGCAACAGGTTAGTGTCCTTCTTGTTGAGGTAGTCAG